TACAAATTTTCTGCTACGACTCCAGTAAGGCTTAATTGCCTTGGTATGATAATGCGTTGCTCCGTTGACAATGTCTTTGGTTTTACCGTAATACACATCATGTGCCACCGACAATGCAGTGCGATAACTACGACGATCCCAGCTGGACCTTTGTGAATCGCAGGTCCAACTAAATTGACATCCACGTGAGTTACGTTCAAACACTACCTTACATGGCGTTGCTTTTATAATCTCTGCACGGTTCATGACTACCTGACTCACTGCCACCATGCCTCGACGAGAATCACTTCTAGATTCGTAGTAGGCATTTTCAGCTAGACAAGTGACTTGCTTGTGATCAAATTTCTGTTGCTCTAATCGAGCCTCCATCAATGCTCTTGCTTGTCTTTCTTCCTTGCGATGTGACATTTCCAACGTACCCGCAGATACCGCAAGAAATGTAAGACTGTAAAGTCCTATTCTTTTTAATTGCATCGATTGTTCCCAAGCTGTTGAACATACACATAGTATAGCAAAGCATTTGAAAAAAGTCAACAAAAAACCGCCCAAAGGCGGTTTTATTTTGGATTAACTGTTGTATTAGGGTAACACAAAGTGATCTGCAATCATTTTGGACGGTTGGGGGAACGTCATTCCTTTGGCTTTTTCTATTAGGTTATATTGCTCAAGCTCAGCATCAGTGGCACGTCGCATGCCTGGATTGTCTGGAAATACGCAACAGGGCATTCTATTGTAATATTTTGCGCCATCGTCGCCGGGATTGACTGCTCTTAGGTAAAAGTTTATACCATCGTACGATTCGAAGTAACCCACATCGGGTGCTTCGAATATTGGTTGGAACATGCAATTATTAAAATTTGATTGTAAATTACCTGGACGACCCAAGCGGTCTAATATTTGATTTTCTGCATTAATTCCGTAGGGATAAAACTTCCTATCATGCCAAGGATGATAGGGATTTTTAGATTTGATATCTTCATAGTCGGCATCATCCACTGGCGTATATTTGGGTCTTGGCATATTGGGATATGTTTCCTTCAACCAGACGAACTCGGTGGGCCAAAGGTCATATGTTATAAGAGTTGCAGTACCTTGGTAATGTTTTTCAATGCCACCGACACCGCCTCTAATGGCCACATAGGTGAGTTCATCGTTTACCTTGCATGATAAACGATAGTTAGGAATATCAAAAATCCAATGTAAGTGCATGTTAATATTTAGTCAAAAAGAAGCCGCCTCGGGGGGCGGCTTCTTACACTTGTTGTAAATTTCTTAGAATAAATCAGCTAAAACAGATATAACAACCACGGCGTATAACACCAGTAATGCTGAAACTGTCACAGTGTGAGCAATTCTAGAAACAAGTACCATCGAACCATTCATTACTTCTTGGCCTTGCCAGTCAGTGATTCGAACGTGGGCAACTTGCTTAATTCCGAGCTGACTTCTTTGCCAACAGTTTCCACGTTTGCAACGATTTGCTTGACGAATACTGTTTGTGCATCTACGAAAGCATCTAGTGCTGAACGAATGTTTTCGTTTTGGACATATGTTTTAGTCCAGGTTTTCTTGGCATCTTGTACCATTTCGATTGGTCGGGTGACCATACTTGCTAGTGATGTGAACATACTTGTTCTCCTTTAGGTTAAGCGAGATAGTGTGTAAAGCCCCAGGATCGGGCACTTTACTTTTCTCATAGTTATTTATACATCTATGTTGCAGTGCAACAATTTATAGAGTGGCATCTTCCATACCAGCAACACGGAGTTTGGTGATATTTGTAATTTGCCATTGCTTCTGGTCTAGAGCCTTGATAATGCCCAACCAGCGGTTACGCATTAGTGCAACCTCATTGACCAATGTTTCGTAATCAACTACTTCATCTTCACCTTCAACATATTTTTCAACATCCCTGCTACTCAAAGCACGTTGGTAATTTTCTAAATACTTTTTAAAGTGACGACTTTTAATTTTTCTAAGTTGAATGTTCAAGTGATTGAGAATCGCTTCAACTTCTTGCAGTTGATTAAATCGTTGTTCGACTATGCCGGGCAATCTTGCGGCAGACTTTTCTAGATTGCCATATATCTTAACTTCGTCTGCCGCCGCCCAATACTCATTTTCAAAGTGTTCAAGGGCATCCGGCAAACGAGCTAAGTCATTGGTAACTTGGTTGAACCACGTCACTCATCATCCTCTGAGTCGTAGTTGTCTTCGTCAAACTCGTACTCCTCGTCGAAGTCGTCGAGTTCTTCGTCAATTTCTTTGACGTCGTCGAAGCTGGGTCGACCGTGCGATATTTCTTCTAAGTTCTTGTCTTGTTCTGCAAGGCCATCAAACACCCAATCTGGTGCTTCGATGCCTCGTAGCCAATCAAATACATGCTCTGCTAAATTCGAACGCTCACGCTCGGGCACATACCCTAAAACAATTTCGTATAGTTCTAAGAGGTATGACTGATTAAAATCTTCTTCTTCAGACATAAATTTCCTTAATAGCTAAAACTAGAACCACAGCCACAAGTGCTCTTGGCACCTGGATTATCAATTACAAAGCTGGCACCTCTAATGTCATCTTCGAATTTAACTGTTGAGTTTTCTAAGTATTGCATACTCATACTATCTACCAACATTTGAACTCCGTTTGTATCAAAGGTAAAGTCATCTTCATTTACGGCTTCATCAAATGTAAACCCGTAACTAAATCCAGAACATCCCCCTCCTTGAACAAATACCCTAAGTTTTAAGTTGGGGTTATTTTCCTCGGCAATGAGTTCTGCTATCTTGTTGGCTGCTGATTCTGAAAAGTTTATCATAGTCTACTATATATCACTCTGCCTCAACTTCTAAAACAATAGGAGTCTTATTAGAGAGATTGCTAAAGTCGGCCATGACTTGGTCTAAGGTACCGTTCTCATTACGTTCCCATGCTTTGCGGAACTGCTTGATCACTGTACCATCGCTGAGTGTTATCTTAAGACTGTTGCCGTCCTTGGATAATAGCCCTTTGCCTTCCATCATGTCAGTGAGACCGCTGTAGGGGTTCATACCTGTTTCATATGGAATTTTAATTTGCACACTTTCAAAGGGCTTGGCGTATCGTGTCTTCATGATCTTACATGCGGCACGAATACCTTTTACTTCACTGATCTTGTTGCCATCTTCATCTTCTTTAAGTTTCAATTTACGCATTGCCACTACAATTGAACTTGCATAGATAAAGCCCTGTCCGCCACTGATCTTATCGTCGGGGTCAAACATATCTTGGCTGGCGTAGGTGTGATTTGTACAAACCATACCCACATTCCACGATCCAAACATATTAACACAGTTACGAACCAAACTAGTCAGTGCCTTGGGCTTGCGACCCATGTCACCTTTCATATCGCCTGCTTCAAACTGGTTAACGTCTGTGGGTGTCAACAACATTCCCAAACTGTCAATGACGAACAGAACCTTGGGTCTGTCTGCCTCTTGTACATTGGCATTGTCAACCTTATAGGCTTTCATGAACTCTGATATTGTTTTGGCAACATCATCAATCATGGCCATGTTTAGTTTGAGTAACTTATCTTCACTGGTGTCTACATTAAGAGCACGTAGCCATGCTTCGTCAAGGGCATTTTCTGTATCAACTAATACAACAAAGATGCCTTGTTCTTGTGCGGCACGTACTAGGTTACCAGAGCAAATAAAACTCTTGCCTGCGCCACTCTCACCGGCAAACACAGTGACCTTGCCCAGCGGAACACCTTTGTTAAAGTCTACGCTGATAAGATAGTTAAGTGCGTAATTGCCTGTGCTGACCCAATCGGTGGGGTCATTGAAACCAAAACTAAGACCGTCAATGCTCTTGGTTAAGGTTTTTCTAAATTTTGAAATATCAAATGCTTTTGTCATTTTCTGTCCTCAAGGGTGATTCTCCGTCTACTATAAACTTATGCACAGAATCCATACGCTCCATAAAAACATCAGGCGCCTGAAGTGCCGTCCGTTGCATATCCCACGTGGTAGGATAATGTCGTAGGCACCAACGAGCTTGCTGTTTAATTGTTTTTGGAACTCTAGGAGTTATGAGTATCTCTCTCAAAAACTTTTCTGTTTCCACTACCGCTCGATATCGTTCGTCTGGTAAAGTCATATTATTAAATCTACTGTTGGCTAACAGTCGTTTTTTAATCATGGTAGACAAAGGTGGGGGTATTCCTACCCCCACCTTGCTCTTTTACTTGTTGTTACGAGCCTTGATTGCGGCAAGGATATCCTCTGCCCGCTTCTTACCATCGGTGGCTGGCGCCGAGGATGAAGTGGCCACAGGAGTGTTGACCTCAAATGGAGGATCTTCTGCGGGTGCAGACTGTGCTGGTGCGGGTGTCGTAGCTTTTACCTCACGACGTGCATCAGTGGTATCTGTGCTAGTGGCAACTGCGCCGCCCCCAACACGGAAGTACTGACCCCAGCGAGCATTGTCAAACGGTTCACCGTTGACTGACGCTTCGAACATTTCCTTCATTACCTTGAGTTCAACGTCGCTGGGACGCTTGGGCAAGAAGTCAGCCAGCTTGTGAAGGCCATTGTTGTTAATGGCACTCATTTCAAACTCACTGAGTGGGCGCTCACGACGTGCCCACGAGCTAGTGCTGTAGTCAGCATAGCCGCCCTTTTGTGTCTTAGTGACACGGAAGTCTACACCGCGACTATAGTCAGTGGGAAGATCTTCCATCTCTGGATCCATCAATGCACCCTTGATGATATTAAAAATCTGAGGACTAATAATAAAACGTCGGATTGCATTTTCTGGAGTCTTATCTTCCTTGAAGCCGCCAGTGTCTGTGACAAAGCCTTGGAACAAGTAAGACTTCTTCTTCCAATATTTACGACCCATTTCTTCAAGTCCTGGATCCTTAAACCATGTACGTACTTCGGTAAGGATTGGGCAAGTGTCGCCCCACATCTCTACACAAGGTACTTGTACTTGAGTTGCTTTGCTGTTGGTCTCTCCCTTGACTCCCGAGAATGGAAGTCGGATCATTGCACGTTCTACCCAAAAGAAAGTATTTGAGTCTTCGCCATCTGGGAGGAAACGTAACGTTGCCGTAGTACCTTCCGAGATATTCCAATGAGGGAAAATTGCGTTGTCGCCGCCGCCTGAGTTACCGCTAGAACGGTTGTCTTGTTGTGCAAGTTTTGCACGGATTTCTGCTAGAGTGGCCATGATGAGTTCTCCTTAAAGTTTAAATGTGCCATAATGGTTGCCTTACATTTTAGGCAATGTACAACCTACTTGTACAATGCTTATTATGTACTCTTATATATCCTTTGTCAAGAGAAAACTCAAAAAAAAACGGACAGTGGTTAAACTGTCCGTTCGTTGGTCTAGCTGTTTGAATTGATTAGTGTTTGCTTAGTGCAAAGTCCAAGAGTTTTAAAAAGCCTGCTTTATTTGATGTCATGTTTTGAAACTTCTTTTTGGTTTCTTCTTTGTTTAGATTTCTGTACACGCCCATCATCGCACTGGCTGAAAACAGATCTACCATAATTGAACTACCGTCTTGAAATTTAACTTTGCTGGCTTGTTTATCTGCAACAATTTTAGCCAAAGAGTCAATTGGTGTTTCGTTTATGGTCACAGATTCATCCATACCTTCCATGGTGGCTTGGAAGTCCAATAGTCCTGCGCTGGCACGGGCTTGCATTTCCTCACGCTCAAATGGTTTCAATGACAGATACTTTTCTAGAAAGGCTGTGATTGTTCTCATGTCTAATTTGTGCTTGGTACCATCTTTAAATGTGATGGGATAATTACCGCCCACATCATATGCTTTCTTCAATTGCATTACAATGTGTTGAATTTTATCTGAATCTGGATCTTCTGGTGGAGCTTCATCTTCTTCGTCATCGAAGTCATCGTGCCTTGCTTCCATTTCAACTTCTGGTGCTGCCATTGGATCTTGTTCTGCTGTTTCACCCGGTACAACTGCTGGCAATTGATCTTCCTGCGATTCGCCATCTGTTCTTGCAAAATCATCAACATAGTCACGCACTGTGGCAACATAGTCAGTGGCCAGTGTAATCTTTGCACTGACCCAACCTTCTAAATTGGCCATTTGGTCTAATAAATTATGCAATGCAATGGCGTCTTTGGCCAATCGATACAACTCTGCCTGCGCCATGCGTACTTCGTGATCATCGTTGACCATCAATTTAACTTCGTGTGCTTCCATCAATGCCCGGGCGCCGCCAGCTGGTAAGTGGCAACGGCCTTCCATGACATTACTTTCGTCTGTGGGTTCTGCATCTAAGCTAGAGAATCCAAAACGATCCACCATCTGTGCTTGTCCGTTGATGACAAGGATGTCTCCCATGCTCATCGAAGTGTGTCCTGTACCTGAACTTTTAATAAAGTTGCGGGCTTGACCTTCTGGGCTCCACATTTCGCCTTGCATCATGTGGTATACTTTTTCTGGATTAGTTTCTTTAACAGAACCAATCTTAACGTGTGTGGCTGCCAGGTTTGCAGGGTCTGGCATCTTGTTATATTTGATTAGCCAATTCTTACCCATCATCATGTCACGGCCCATGTCGTCTTTCCAATACCAAACTTCTGTTGGTCCTGGCTCGTAGGCATCACTGAGGTCTTTGAACATCCCTTGCTCTTGACGATCATCCTCATCAACACTGATCTCGCCGGCTTTTACTTTAGTGGCG